TATATATAGTCCGTCCCACGCGGACATTTTCCCAATTTTGTCCGCGTACGGCGGACAGCACTTTGCACAACAAAAGCGGTGTCCGTGTGAGAAAGACACCGCTTTTGCAAACTATTTCATTGCATTTGTTTACTTTTAATACTTATTCCAACACATAAGTTCGAAATTTTTTATGCATTTTTCCGACTTGACAAAAACGCTTCACTCAACTAAAGTGTTAGTCCAGCCTAATTGTCTATACAATTCAACAATTATTCACGTTTTCATCCCGATTCACACACAATTCTTCCGTTTTATTAACTCATTTTGCCCGAAAAGTGGACAAAACGGCGGCATTGTCCGCGGGTCGCGGACACATCGGAAACGGGGACTCACTTTAGTCTGCTAAAGTGTCCGCGAGTGACGGACACGGCGCGCCTGCCCTTGCGGGGTCACCGCTCCGCGCCTGCCCTTGCGGGGTCACCGCTCCGCGGTTGCCCGCGGATGCCATGTGGTTGATTATATGTGTAACGTTTGTGATCGCCCGGTGTCGTCCGCTCCGCGGACTGCCTGTTATTTATATGTGTAAAGTTAGTAATCGTGAGTGATCGGTCGGTTGTCCGCCGATGACCGCCGGAGGCGGTAGTGCTTCGCGCGTCCTCCGGGTAACGGACACGGCGTGTTCGTTCCGCGGGATGCCTGGCATATTATATGTGTAACTTTAGTAATCGCGCATGAATGTTCGGTTGTCTCAATTAAAAAGGTGAGTATAACCAGTTAGAATAGTTAATTAAATAAGTTTTTTCGGGTAGTAAATCTCCTATAGTAGTTAGTGTCAATGTAAAATTGTGAGTGCTGTTTGAGTGAATACACTTGTATTGTATATAAGATATAGTTTTATCCGTTAAATTATAAACAGGAATATTTGCGAGAATACCTAAGTATCCAAGGAATCCAACTTGTGTTTTTTCGTAAAATTTTCCACTAATAATGGACGATGTAGTAAACTGGGCATTACATCCACAAATTAATCCATTTTGGTAGAAAGTTAAAGGATTGTTAAAATTTTGAATATCAGTAAGATCGCCTTGGCGGAATGGTAAGTAGTTACCTCCTTTTAAGGCACTACAAATAGCCGAAGAAAGTACAGCGTGTCCGAAAACGGTTGGATGTACGTTGTCATCTAATATAAAACTACTATCACCTCTAAACAAGAAAGAGGTATCAGAAATTTTTACGCAATTAAATGAATTTATAGCGTTTAAAATGCCTGCTTTCCACTGTCTATATACGCGTGGCATTTCGGTACTATCAAACATCATTGGAATCGCTACAATAATTGCGTTTGGAAATTTACTTTTCGCATAGGTGAAAGTAGGAAGTACACTGTTTGTTATTTGTGCATAACTATAATTAGGATTTAAATAGGCATCATTGCGCCCGCCTGCTATAAATACATATTTGATTTTATCGGCGTTGCCGGAATTTTCCGTATATGCGGTTTGTAATTGCGATAAAAAATTATTATCAGTACTAAAGCCAGTTCCGCCAATAGCGTAATTTAATTCAGTTGTACGTAAATAAGTAGAAACTAAAGTAGAAAAACGTTTATTTTTTTCGCTCCCAAGTGAATTTGCCTGTACGTATGAATCTCCTACCCACAATGAATACCCGCCGTATAACCAAAAACCGATAATATTTTCCAAAGTGCCATCTGCCAGCATTTCATCTAGTTTTTTGTTTACTGCGTCTTGTATATTTATATTATCAAAGTAGGTATTTACAAAATCATATAACGCCTTGTAACTTTTCACAAGTTCGTCCTGCGCTTCAAACATTTCTTTCACCGTCTTAAACAGCACAACAAATTTGTTTTCCAAACTCAAAGTTCCGTTGAAATCATATGGAATCCCGCGCACACTTGCTACAACCTCACAAGCCTGCGTAATCATATGACCAAAATCAGGCAAATTGGGAAAATCTGGAATCGTTGGTTTCTCTGCCATTGCTATCCCTCCTTAATAAAATTGATAAAATAACTCTTTGCAATCATCACAGATACGCTTGTTAAGATTAAGGATAGTGTCTCGGAATCTCTGAACCTCTAACGAATAACTTCCGTCAAAACCTTCATCTTCAATCGTATCATTATTATCTGCATGATATGTGTCATTGCTGTTCGTTTTTGTGGTATTCTCTCCATTGCTCACCGCGCTATTATGAATCGTATTCTGTCCCCGTTCCATCGTAGACGCGTAACTCGTTCCTGCAAAATTAATCTGCGGGTTGTCTGAATGAATGTTTTGTGTGTCGTTATTTGTATCGGCTGACGTTGTGTTTTTTGCTGTGCTGTCTCCCGAGATCACACCAGTTCGTGTATCGTCTTTCGTACTCTGCACTTTTCGTGTACTCTTATGAGTAATCAGTGGGTTGTACTCAAAAGTAATACTCCTGTATAACTGCTCGTAATATGGCATGTTAACCGTAAGGATTTTTTTCAGATGATACTGAAATTCACCAATCGTTTCCAACCCGATCTGTTCTCGAAAATACTGTAAACAGAACGTTTTTTCGAATGCCAGCTTTACAGCGGCATATTCCGGGGAATCGGCATCCGCATAGAAAGGAAAATCAAAATTGAACACCAACGCAACCGCTTTTTCGATCATACCGTCAATGTTTTGCTTTTCGAGGGGATGGATGACGTTATCGGCAATGACCAACTGTTCAATGGTATTCGTCAGGGTTTTGGTTCCGTAGTCATATTCAAGAAACATTATCCACCTCCTTATCATCTTCTTTGTTGCCAAAAAAATCCGGTCGGTTAATCGGTGTTACCATCTTAGAATTAAAACGTACATGGATATTAAGACCATACATATCATTGATAGCGTCTAATCCTCTCTGAATGGTTGCCAGATTTCCGTTTCTTGTCAACTCGATTTCTCCATCGTTGTAACTCGTTTCCGCGGAAACCAGCCGTTCCGGTTTTTCAACGCCGCTTGCTTCGATTCCGAGGTCTGCCAGACACTCTGCTACTTCTCTCTGCGCGGCGGTGTCAAGTTCATTAAAAATTGGCTGTACTTTCAGATCAATCGTATCAATTTGAATCTGTTTTCGCAGATCGTTTTTGGCTTTGATAAACGGAATGTTTTTTACCCATTTTTGAATAAAATTGTCAATGGATAACTTCTGCGTGCTATCCCCGCTGATAACTACTGGTGTCCTCTGCTGTATTACGTTAACCCTTGTGGACGCTTTTTTCTCCGCCAAACTCTGCGCGTGCAGAATAATGCTGAGAATTTCCGGTACAGCAAAAGGTCTTGCGAAAATCAGCGCGCTTTCTTCTTTATCCGTCTGTTCGTAATACTGTCCATTCATAGCATAAGCAATCCAATCAGTCGGAATCCCATAAATATCCGGCTCGCCAACAAGATTAACGCCAAAAACGCCGAACAGTCCGGTGATCGGCTCTTTTTTGAACAGACACATTCCTTGCCATAATAAATAGGAGTTGAGCATCCGCGGCGGAATCTCATCCGGTAAACCGTCATACTCATAACGTGATAAGGCAAGATTTACGAACTTGTCGAAAAAGTGCCGAAAATATAGTTTTTCTTCCGGTGATGTATTCGGATTGTTTTCCCAGTGACCCCATACTTCCTTGTTGCTCACACGATACGGGTTAGCATACATGTTATCACCTCCTTAATCGTTAGAAAGACCATAGTTTCCGACATCGTCTGTATGCCAGAACGTAACGCCCTTGTTAAACATTGCCTGCAAAAAGTTGATATCATCTGTGACGCAAGCGCCATGCAATCCACAATTAACAGTTTTGACAAAATTCCAGTTTGCGCGTCCGGTGATATTAGGGACTTTGATTCTATGCGTAGCATATCCGTACATCGTGAAATAATCGTCAATTACTTTCGCCATTTCCGGTGTTATACACATCGTTTTTAATGCTATAGTATTGCTAAAAAGCGCCGTCTGTACATAACTTCCGGTAGCACTTCCTTTTGCTGTAGGCGGTATCAAATCATGCTGTTCCATCTGTGCAGAAATATTTTCGCCGAACATAAAATTGCTTACGGTTTGTCCGATACTGCTTTCAACTGCTTTTCCAAAATTACCACTCAAGACATTTGCAATGGTTGAGATAACACTTTTTCCGGTATCAATATACTGCTGTTTTGTCTGATAGTCCCATATAGGTTGAGACTGCGCAAGCCACGCCTGGTAAGCATCATTCGTCCATGCGCAGGACGGAAAATTACTGTATACAAAACCATACGGTGTGTTAGTAGTAGGTTCGTTTTTGTAATTTTTCGGACTGATATAAATTGATGGAATGTTTAACTTAACGCCCTGTCCATAAAAAGAAATTTTTTGATCTTTAAAATATTCAAGTCGATACATATACTGACTTCCATCATGCGCATCTACAATCAGATACGAAAAAGGGTACTGGAATAATTTTTTATTTTTTGGTGTATATCCTGCCAGTGTTTCTGGAAAATGCATTGAAAATTCCTGTGGTGAAGTGTTAAAGCATAACTGTGGAGCCTGGAAAATAGCTACAATAGCATCCGCGTTTCCACTCGTTGCGTATGCCTGTATTTTTTGCTTTATAACGTTAAAATCAGTTGTGTTAAAATAAGTCAAACCAGACATAATTTTTTGATTTAATTCCGGTTCTAAAGCAACTCCGTTTTCGTCTGCGCTTGCAACAAGACAATAGTTCATAAGACCGAAACCCATTCCAGCAGAACCGTTTATAATATACTCCCCCGTTTCCAGATTCTCAGGAACTAAATTAGCTCCTACGGCATCATCTGCTTTTGAAACGTGTTCCCTCTCCACATAGCACGGCTGTAATACCACATCGTAAAAACTGTTCTGGAAACGATCGGGTTCGAAATAAATCTTAAAACTTCCGTCACTCAACCATTCTACGCGCGTCACAAAACCGAAATACCATTCTTCCGTATAGGGTTTGTTCTGAAAAGCAATATAATTGCATTTCAGAAATTCACTCTCATTCCCTTTTCCTTTATAAGTCAGTTCTCCCCATCTCACGGGCGCGGACTGCTTAAAAGTATGGATTGCTTTTTCTCTTACGTGCGCCAGACAACCTGCTTTTCCGTTTTCGTAGTATCTTACGTGTTCATAATCGTTTCCCCACTCAATACCACTAGCCAAAATAACCGTGGTCTGCGGGGAAACAGCCGCCACATCGGATTGCGGCGGCATTGGAATAAATGATTCCATGTTTCCCACCTCTCTTAATCGGAAGTAAAGTAAATGGTTGCTGTTTTGGACGAATCGTAACGACTGGTAATCACAACTTTTACGCTCGTTGTTTTATTTGCTTTCGTTTTCAGATTCTTTTCGTCTTTTGCGATTCGAAGAATCGTAGTTCCCGGGATTACAAACGTATCGGCAGAAGAGTTACCCTCTACTTTTACGTCAATCGCTTTATCAGCTACCCCTTTAGAAGTAACTGAAAAACTTCCACCGAAGTCGACATCTGTTCCAGCTTTCACCAGTCCCACGTCACTTGCGGTAATGGAAGAAACATCAACTGTTTCGGTCGTAAACACGATGATCGGATAAAACAGGGAATAAGAGAACATCTCTTTTACTGTATACGTACTATTCCAACGCAGTCCGCGATTAACGTTATCCTGTACCATCATGCGGTACTGTTCTCGGATTTTGAAGAACCGTTTGTCAACCAGTACAGCCACGATACCCTCAGCATCGTTAAAGTTATCAATTAAAACCTGCTGTGCTTTCGGAATCATCCGGTCGAGATTGTACGCGCTTGCATAACTGTCAACGTTCATCGCGGCTTTGGTATCTGGGTCGACAAACAGAAGAATGGTATCTTCTTTTGCCGCCGATGTCGCGCCAGCGAAATTATACAGCGGGTTCGGGAACTGAATCTTGTCAATATAGGACTGAATTTGTTTCGCCAGTGCGTTCGCGGATGCTTGATCTGTAACCGCATCCACATGTACCGGATAAATCTGACCCGCGCGCTTTGCAGATGCAATCAGTTCTTTTGCCGTGGTAAACTCATCCCAGTTACAAGCGGAAACGACACTCTCCACTTTTGCCTGCACTAGACTTCTGAGTCCGTAATCATCGAGAAACGCGCCGCGCATATCCTCAAACCAGATCGTTACCGGATAATCGTTATTAAAATTGATTACATGATACAGCGCCATAATGTAGCTGTCATAAATGGCGGTCGCATCTTCGATGCTGATATTGGCATCGTGCGCGTAACCCTGTGCAAAATTTACGTAGACTTCCTGTTCTCCGTTTCCATACGGCATAGCGTTACTGTTTAACACTCTAAGCGGGTTGCGGAACGCTTCCGTGCTGATGGACTGACTGGCAATCAGATTCACCAGCGCAGGAACTAGTTCGTTTCTTGCCATCGGATTGTAAGGGTCGGTCAATGTTTTCGCAATATCGGCAATATTATCTTTCGTTGCCACCGGGACTCTGTCACGGTAGTCAACACTCATAGTCTGACGCACGGCGTTCAGCATATTAATATTGGTCATATCAAGTTTTTCTGCCATTGTTTCACTCTCCTTTTCCGCTTAAAATAAGCTGAGACATATCAAGATCATTGATACTTGTTGCGGTTTCTTCCGGTTTCGGCGCGTTTCCGCCAAACTCGGTTACTTTTGTAATGCTTCCACCATGCGAAAGATCAGACCAGCGGCTTTTGATTTCTGCAACCGCGGAATCATACTTTCCGCGCAGTTCGTCTCGTTCCGCAACCAGCGCGTCACGTTCGGACATCAACGCTCCGATATCAGTATCTTCGGTTTTTATTTTTTCACTGATGGCGGCGATCGCGTCACCATGCGTTTCGATGTTTCCAATGTCGGCAACAATTTCTGTCCAATACTCTTCTAGTGTCATTTTAAAACCTCCTTTTTAAATTGGGATATACCCAGATAGGCATTTTATGCCGTTTCGGTTTCATAGGATGCGGCGGCTCGGGTGGCTCCGGTTGTCCAGTGGATAGATACCGAAACACCATAACCGCGTTGTTTAATCTTTCAGAATCGGATAGATAGCGATTTCCAACTATCCATCCGGTAATTGCAGAATCTTTTGCGTGTTCGGAAATATAATTGAAGCACTCGTGTGCTTTTTCCTGCCGGAGCGCAAGCGTTCCATCGTCACTGATACCCTCCCACCCTTTCATATAGGCGGCAGTCAGCGCGTTCAGATCAGTGCTGTCACTGTGCAAAAACGCTTGCAGATTTTCGTAAGCACTAGCGGCTCCTACGGAATACCACACATTTTCATAGATTAAATATTCTAACTGTGCATTTCCATCGTCTCGGCTGTACCCGTTCGCGTCCAGCCAGTTAAATAATTGCGTACGCCTATTCGTGTCGGCGTTATCCGTCCATTGCCCCAAACCATAACCGGGCGATCCTACAATCGTGCCTTGCCATAAGCCGGGGTTGATGGTTGACTCCTGCCAGAAGTTACCGCAGATGGCGGCAATCACATACTGGCTGATACCGCTTGCTACCTCGACCGGATACCGATAGAGATACGACCATGCGCTGTAGGGACTCACAAAAGTATTGATAGATACCTGTCTTTCCAGTGGGTAGCTATCGGTGTGCGCTCCCATCGTATACCCGCCGCCGTCTGCGGGGTCATATACCATTTCGGTATGCCCGGAACGCCACAAAATATCGCCTTTTTTCCAAGGCTGGTTTGCGGTTCCTTTTTGGAATCCCGCACCGATCAGATACCCGTCCATGCTCCGATTGGTAAACCACGGGTTTCTTGCCAAAAAACCACCTACTGTACAACAATAACTCATGAGGGACGAACAATCATAGTACGTAATACCTCCGACCGTTTGCCCCTCGCGATAAGTTTGTGAGTAACCAACGTTCGGCGCATTACAAATTTCGATACAAGTGTTATAAGCAAGCGTCAGATCAGCCACGGGTCAGTCCCTCTTTTGCAACGTAACCAGTATAGACGATTCCATTGACAACCGCTTTTACAAGATACCACTCATTTGTATAATACCCGTAGTTTCTAACACTGGTTCCGGTCGGCAACGTTAAAATGACCGTTTTATCCATTCCCGCGCCAACGCGCAGATTGTAGCGGTCATTGGTATGATACGCTCCTGCAATTTTCCGGTCAAAACTACGCGCGGATTCTGTTTTGATTGAGCTTTCCATAACGTTCTGTGGTTTGTCGTTTTTTCCCGCATACCGATAATGGACGGTATTCTCATACGGGAGATCATAATAAGACCGAACGCAGATTTCTTTTCCGGTCTGATCGCCCGTCTGCCCATCAATCCCGCCGTTTTCCGACTGGCTTGCGTGGACAATGCGGTTCGCGTCAACCGACATCGTAACATGATGACCAGCCGCAAGGTGGATATCACCGCGCCGCCACGGTTTCTTAGCTTTTACAAAACCAGATCTTTCCAACTGTTCGCCGAGATTTCTTGTGGTACTGTACGGACTGACTGGAAACCCAGCTTGTGCGAGTGCCGTTCCCACGAATGAGGAACAATCATAATCAGGGCCATTCCGGTGTACCTGTGAGTAACCGTGGCGATCATCGGCGGCGATCTGTTCCTCCCATGCAACTGCGTTTTCGATTTTACTCATTCTTTCCACCTCCTAAGTGCTGGCAAAGTGAATTAATCGCGGTTGTGTTCGCTTCTACACTTTTCCGTAATTCTTCCATTTCTTCCTTGTGTGCGTCTTTCTCTTTGACAAGATACCAAAACAGCGCGCCGCAAGACACGATTGGAAAGCCGAGACTGCCAATTAACTGCGTAACCATTGTCACATCCATTCGTTCACCTCCTTATCATTCCATTTCAACCAATCCTCAATCTCACTAACTTTATCACACATAATAAAGTTATGAATGAATCGGACTGGCGATTTACTGTTATAAGAGTTGCCATCCATGAAAAAATAATCCCATAAGTAACGGATATGAGATTCATAATTTTCATGTGGGACGATAATCAAAGTGTCTTTCTCATCCCCTCTATAACGTACCGTATAAGCAAGATATGCATTTTCTTTTTTCATCATTCCGACGATCATATTAAAAACGATATTTGCCATCTTTGCTCCTTTCTTCCTGCCCATTAAAACAAGGAAACCTTTTGACCTGCCAAGGACAGGGCGGCTTACTAAGCCGTGGCAACCCCTCTGAAAAAGGTTTCCCCGTATTTTCATGATACCTCTTTTCTGTCCGTCTGTCAAGTACTTTTGTCCGTCATACGCAAACTATTTATAAAGATCAATTCCCAATAACTCAACCGCCATATTTTTGCTGTCAAGATCGTCAAAGCGCAGATATGCTTTCCGGTACGCGTCAACTAGATTTTCAAACAAATAATTATAGTGTTCCAACATAACCGTGTTTTGGGTATGATCACCGTCCCGAAAAACCGCGACAAAATTACAAGACGGGTTATAGTTATGCGTAATATAGATGTACCCCTCTTCGTAATACTCATATACACCATAACTTTTTCCGCTGTGTTCGATCGTAAACAGATACCGCGACCGTCCGGTCGGCTTCTGCACAAACACAGCATCGTCAATCAACATCTGATCACCCACGCTCATGCTCTGCATATAGTGACCACCGCGGAATGCTTTCAGAGCAGTATTTTCCCACATGGCTTTACTGGCACTGTCATTGTGAGTAAACTCACACACAAAACCACTTCCATGCATCATTTTGGTTTCTTTCTGATACCGCTTATGGATACCAAAAAATACAAAATAGGGATTGAGCAACGAAATATTATTAGATGCCATAACCAGTTTAAACCATCGGGACTGACTTCCGTTTCCACGGCTGATCGTCAATAACAACGATTGGAGTTTTTCGCTCTCTCCTTTTACGTACTGTCCACTCTCCATGGAAAACTCATCAAAAAACAAAAAGTAAATATCCCGAAAATAAGGAGATAATTTTTTCACGCTGTCCATCTTACTTCCAAAACTAAACGCGCATCCGAACGGCTCCCCGTCCAGAAAATACCGCACCACATTTCCATTCTTATCTAGATTTTTATAGGTAATCACATTACCCAATTTTGGATACATTTGCAACATATCCTCATACATCGCCACCGCTCCCGTCATTTCCCCTTTTGTCCGAAAAATCCATCCGGTCTGCAAACCATATTCTTTGCACAATATACAACTCGCCGCGGCAAACGCACTGGTCTTTCCGGCACTACGGTTAGAACACGTAATTGCCACGCCTGCGAACTCCCCGTCCACGTCCGGCTCCGTAAACAACCGTATCGGGTTGTAATACTGAATTGGCTTTCCATCATCCGATACCGATTCAAATTTCACGCCATAATCTGCAAAAAGTTTTTCCCATTTGATATCATTCCAAAAAATCATTGTTTCACGTGAAACATTTTGTTTCACTTCCTCCTTTCTAGCATTTCCACAACCCGCGCACCGCGTCCCGCATAATCTATGTTAACCGCCAGTTCCCCGCCAGCAAAACCGCAGACAATCTCAAGTTTATCGCACGATGATCGCACGTTTTGACTGCGGATGGACGGCGGGAAGGGCAGAGCTTCGCTGGGTATAAAAAGAGCTACGCTGGAAAACGTAGCTCTCTTACACGTATGGAATGAAGTTTTATAACACAAGATATAGTAACAATCAACTAAATCATCAAGTTACCGTCCGCCAGTCGGGGCGCGTACCCAGATCATGGTAATTAAGCAAACGGATTAAATTTTTCCGTATCGCCGAATTTGTGTACATTTACCGCGGAAAGGTAAGCTGTGAATCCCTTGTCGCGGCGGAATTTGCTTTCTCCGATGGAAATGAACAGGTCAACTACTGCACCTTTGCCCAGTTCGTCAACACTCGAAACGGTGTCGCTCTCTACGCCGTCCTCGTAAAAGTCAACGTGGTAATTGGTCTGCGCTTTCACGTACAAACCAGCTTCGGAGGTTTCCTTTGCAGGAATCCATTTCGCTTCTGCGGCGGCATCTTCGCCAAACTCTTCGATGATTTTTTCAAAGATTGCTTTCTGCTGATCGGCAGAAATAGTCGCGGAAAGAACGCTTTTGCCGTCTTCCTCTTTTGCGTATTTGACAGTTACGTTGTTCAGTCTCATTTTCGCTTTGCTCATGATTTCGTTCTCCTTTTAAGTAATTTATTTGTTATGCAAAACCGCGGCGCGTTGCTTTGATCGTTGTCTTATCTGGCTAATTCCAGACCGCGGTTGTGCGCTTAGTCCAGTCTTTTTGCTTCTGCAAAAAACTGTTCATCCGGCATCTCGTAGCGGGCAGATACGGTGTCGACTAAGACGCAAACGGAATCTTCCGGCAGTCCTGCCGAGATGACAGCATCTTTTTTGGCTTTCTGCGATTTTAATTCTGAGTCAGACTCAAAAAAACCGAGTTCCTGTCTTGTTTTTCTGTCAATGACAGCGTACTGCCATTTTTCAATTTTTGTGCGTACCATGTTTTTTTCTCCTTTACTTTATGTGGTTATTATTTCTTACAAGTATTATAATAGCACTATTCGATCAGAAAGTCAATACTTTTAAATAAGAAAAAGAAAAAAAATATCCAAAAATAAAAGCAGAATAGCAAAGTCTATTTCCTCTTTACCAAAAGCATAACTAGTTGCTAATAACAGAAACATAAAAAATACAAAATATCTCATAAAGTCTCCTATTCCGGTATCACTCCGTCTTGAGAGTTTACCAACACTTCATAGTATTCATTCGATACCCCTAAGGTATAAGTGGTATCAATGATTCCTATATTACTTGCAGTTAATATTTCTTCCCCTTTGACTTTGATGTAATGGGGTTTCGAGTTGTTAAAGCAACTGATTGTCCGTCCGACATTTTCCATCCGGCGGCAGAGACGGAAATTATTACAGCACTTTAAGTTTTCCGCGCCAAGTTTCTTATTCATGCCAGCGACCGTAGACGTAAAACGCACGGGGTCTTTGCCAGATTGCGCCGCTTTTTCGTCCCATTCAACGCCGCAGTATTTTTTCGCGCCAAGGGTCTTAAACTGGATATAGAGGTCATCCATATCCCAAACGCCGAGAATATAACGGTTGTCACCAACGTCACAAAACGCAGGAATGTCATTATAAATCGCACGTTTTTCCAGTATTTTGTTTTTGGCTTCAAATTCTGGAATGTGTACGTCCGGATGTAAAAACTTGATACTATCGGTGTCGCAGTACACGACATCCATTCCAACCACGTCCAGCATATCTTGTAACTGCTTTCTTGCGTGGGCGGTAACATAGATTCCCCATTGATAGTGCAAAAAGCTGTTTTTTCCATCATAGTACGTTTTCAGTGTTTTTTCCGCATCTGCTTTTTCCCGATGCCATTCTCCCGTAAAAGCATCCATTGCCCATTCGTCCTGCAAAAGATCGGTAACACACATTCCGAACGTGCTGTTTAGTTTATTCTTAGATTTCATATATTCATAGACTTTATCGGGATTTCCTTTCAACTGGCTTTTTGCGATAAAAAATGACATCATCGTTTTACGCATACTTTCCGGTAATTTTCCGCGTGCGGCTACGTAGCACTCCGAGACGGTAAAGAAATCATAGTCGTATTGATTTTTTATGATCGACAAATCAATTTCCGTCATTGCTATTTCACAGCAATCAATAGACAATACGCGTCCATTATCAATCACACAATCTTTCCCGTGCTTCTGACACTTTGACAGCGGGATATACGGGACTGGGATATTTTCTTTCATACGCAAGTTGTCAAATTGTACCCGCATGATAACACAACGTGTAGCACACAAGTTGTCAAACTGTCCCTGCGTTTTGATCTCAACCGCCCGAAACGCACTCATGGGATAGTAACCCATTGCTATCTGCGCGGGGTAGCTACTGGAAATATCCATGCTTCCCATTACGATTGCGTTTTCCCCTTTTTTCGCGGTGATCGTGTGTCCCGCGTGGATGCGGTTGGCGTGCGTGTTGCCGCCGCGGAACGCGTCTTTACAGAGTTGGTACTGCGGTAACGTAAGCGCAAGATCAGTAAAGGTATCGGGATAATAGTTTTTATCCGCTTGCATGGCACGGCGGAACTCGCGGCGGACGTAGCCAGTCGATGTAAGGGGGATTTCCGCGATGTTGTCCTCTTTACGCGCGGCGCGGATGCATTCGCATAAGCCGCGAACGTCATTGTAGCAGTAGCCTTGTTCAATCTCAGTTAAAGCAGTTGACGGTGTGCGTAACTTTTTGTAGTCGTAGGTGTCAACGAGTTTGTAATGAATTACTCCCTCACTGTTTTCACAAAATTTTGCAAGGCTCATGTTACTGAGGAAATACGAACATCGAAACTCAATCCCGTACTTATACGCGTAACATTTCATCACTTTATGCGCATCACGTGCAAATATTTCGTCAAATTCAATGAAATCTTTCATAAATTGGAACTCATATGAAAGATTATGGACGTAAACTACTGCACGCTTTTTGTCCGATGTTTGCAAGTAGAAATGCAGTTTTTCACAGAATGAAAGAAACTCGTTCCATGTGCGACCAAAGCACACAGTATCTTTGATACAAAACTGCCAGTGATACAGAAAGGCGGTTCCTTTTACTACTTTTTCGCCCGTTTTATTATAACGGGCATAATCTAATTTTTCAAGTGTGGTTGTTTCAATGTCAAATGCCATTTCCACATCGTAGTATACGATCGGATTTTTCTTTCTTCCACGTTTGCGGCATTCGCGCAAGGTCTGGAAAGATGAAAACGGGAAATCGTCAACGCTATAAATTGTTTCACGTGAAACATTCTCTTTTCCGTCTTGAATAACAGGGACTTGTAATTCGTACATTTTTCACCTACTTCAATTTTAGTCTAGTTTCTGCAAAAAGTTCTTCTTCTGTAATATAACCGTCCAGATACTCTTTATACTCATCCATAATATCTTCGTAATCATAAGTATTATCACTCATTTTCAAAAGAAAATCATCAATGATCTGATTAGAATCTAACTCTCTTCTCAGACTCTTCTTATATAAGTTGGACGTCAAAAAACGATACAATTCCTTGTAATTGCTTTCGTCAACGTCCGCAACAATTTTTCCAGACTTGTCAAAACGCCGTTGCAATTCAGCAATACGATACCCCTCCAATGTTGTTTCGGGAGAGTTCAAAAAAGCGACCATCGTGTCCCATTCCTGCCGTATAGATGCATCCGATCGTTTTACGCCTTTCAAGAAACGGTTTTTTTCACGCCCTTGCGACGCAAAAAATTCTTTTACGCGCCCGTACTCCCATTGGTCACGGGCGTGAATTTTTTCCAGTTTGGCAAGGCGGCTATTTGCCGCCTGCGCAACGCGTGGAAGTTCGCGTTTGATCTGATCGAGGGAAAGGTCGAGTTCCTGGTAGATACTATAGTCCTTTGAATTCGGCATTATTCGCACCCCCTTATCATAATTCTTAATGTAGTATTCACAACTTCAAACCCGGTAACTTCCTCTGATAAGTAATTTTCTTTTCTGTCACTATATATTCTAGTACAATCAAGTTCAAAAGCAGCAACTAATACATAATGGCCTTGACTAAACACAGTAACACTCGCATAAATCTCAACTTTAACGCGGTTAATACCTGTGTACATTTTGATAAAATCTTTTACTCTCATATTTCCTCCTTAATAGTAACACTGTTCTTCTGTTCCATTTGCCGAATAAAGCGGGCATAATGTACATTTGTCATTTGCAGAACAGATAACGCTATGCGGAACTTCTACATAATAAGCTTTCAACGCGTAACATGTAGAAATATTGTTATGCAAGTTTACAGTAAAGCCCACACCAAAATTACCTTTGTACGGAACTGGTACACATAATGCATTCTTCTTAACGTAGCCATTCGTAAGAGACGCATGGTCATACACGTAAATATGTATATTCCCGTCAATATCTTCTGCCTTTACATATAAGGGAATATCCTCCATTTTTGCGGGTACGGTATACAGTTTTTCTAAATCTAATGCTTTCATGGTAGTTCCTTTTCTCCCCGTAATGCCGATAGGTCAGCAGATATATTAAAAAGTATAAAGCGGTGATTCATGATACACCTCTCTGTATAAGTCATCAAAAGCAACCCATCTAGTCAATGCTTTCTGTGCTTGCATGCTAGATTGTCCATAATAGTTTTCCATTATTTTAAGCATATCCCACGATTCATTACATCTTTCATTTAATACGGTTTTAATTTCTTCTACTGTCATTATTATCTCTCTTTCTCCCCGTACTGCCGATAGGACAGCAATAGTAATTATTAGTATGCGTTTTCTATTTTTTGTATTATTGGTTTTCCTTGTTTCTGATATTACAATACCACTTTTCTAGAAATATGACAATACTTTTCTAGAAAATTTCTAGAAAATTTATATCACTAATCCTACACACATAAACCCTACACCCATTGTCCGCCACCCGGAGGGCAACCGCCTCCGGCGGTCATCGGCGGACAACCGACCGATCACTCACGATTACTAACTTTACACATATAAATAACAGGCAGTCCGCGGAGCGGACGACACCGGGCGATCACAAACGTTACACATATAATCAACCACATGGCATCCGCGGGCAACCGCGGAGCGGTGACCCCGCAAGGGCAGGCGCGGAGCGGTGACCCCGCAAGGGCAGGCGCGCCGTGTCCGTCACTCGCGGACACTTTAGCAGACTAAAGTGAGTCCCCGTTTCCGATGTGTCCGCGACCCGCGGACAATGCCGCCGTTTTGTCCACTTTTCGGGCAAAATGAGTTAATAAAACGGAAGAATTGTGTGTGAATCGGGATGAAAACGTGAATAATTGTTGAATTGTATAGACAATTAGGCTGGACTAACACTTTAGTTGAGTGAAGCGTTTTTGTCAAGTCGGAAAAATGCATAAAAAATTTCGAACTTATGTGTTGGAATAAGTATTAAAAGTAAACAAATGCAATGAAATAGTTTGCAAAAGCGGTGTCTTTCTCACACGGACACCGCTTTTGTTGTGCAAAGTGCTGTCCGCCGTACGCGGACAAAATTGGGAAAATGTCCGCGTGGGACGGACTATATATA